ATAGTGCGGCCCTTCAAGGTATTCCTTTCCGTTATCTCGGGGTGATCCTAATCCAGGTGCAAATATCCCTATCCCGTAGAATACGGGACTTCTCTTGACAATCTCTCGGACAAAATACTCGGACAAAATCATTTGTCCGAATCGGCCGATATATATAACGATTCATAAACATGCCGTCTTATTCCATCATTTAACATTTTCTTATGCTTTTTAACGTACAATTTATGAGCATTGATTTTTCGGCAAATACTTGCAATAGTTTGTTGTGGACATATTTCCCTTGCTTTATTCCATGCATCACGTTGATTACTAGCACAGAATGTAAAACTTTGTCCCCCTGCTGTAGTTGCAATCCATTCATGTATGTATTTTCGATTATGTTTCATATCACACCTATCTTTCTATATTAAGTATACGTTGTATATATATACTGTCAAGCTAGCTCTTAGGATTTTCTTGAAAGTATTTTATTAGTAGTACGATTGTATCGTGCCGTGTTATTGAATGTATAGGCTGGGCTGTATTGGCTGTTATGCCTTGTAGTCTTAAATGAACATACTGACGCTCTAGGCTTTGATTCTACGCGGACCAATGGCAAGGTGATAATGTTCATAGTCGATTGTCCAAGGCGTTTAAACGCGATTCTGTGGCTGCCGTTTTGGCAGTTACTATACTACCATTAGGGTCTGTGTACTATATATGGTATATCTGTGTATGTCTGTGTACTGTTTAGGAAAACGTGGGTGGGCTAGGTTTAACTCTTTCTTACTGCCACCTATCGCCCCTCTAAACTACTGTGGGTATACATGCCATTACAGCCCAATGGCACAAGACGACTCGTTACGGACCAGGCTGGACCAGGCTTAAGTTATTATTGCATATAATGTTAATGAGGACCCACTAATCCAGAAAAGCAATCGACCCCTCGCCCCTCAATTGGCAAGAAACATCTATCTAGCCCTCCTTCCTCGACACACCTACTTTTGGTCGTAATACCATTGAGAGCAACGACACTGTTCCTACCGAGGGGTAAACATTACTAGGTAAGGAATTATAAAAGATCACAAAAAATATAATATATAAAACTCCATGTAACTCCTCCGAGTGGTAAGGTCAAAATCGTCGAGAATCCAGCATACAAACCCCCTACAGGAGTTAATAGACATCCTCTTAATACTTCCTAAAATAATTATCATCTTATCTTATCAGTATCACATCAGATATAATTAATAAAAGGAAAGAGATACTATTGACGGCTGACAATACGCATATACGTATACGTAGTAGTAGTAGTAAGTAGTAGTAGTAATAGTAGTAAGTAATTATCCTTCTCCATCTTAAATCCTACACAAGTTACTAAGGAATAATTCTCTTGTACCACCATAAGAACTACGTTTTTAAAACCTTGATTTGTCTTGACTTTGTTATAAACTCTCATGGGGGTCTATCTCTACTTACTTTGGTTTCGCATTTTGCACGAACTATCAAATATGATAGTTCCTTAAAAGAAGTATAAAATTCCTGGATTTTATTTGACAAATTACTTAACTGATGTTATATTAGATAAATACACTTTACTTTAACTTGAAGGAGAGAATTGTGGATCAAATAAAACTCTTTAAACGCATCGGAGAGTTATTAGGTTATTTAGAAGCGAAATCTAAATCAGAAGAAACGATTAGTGTACAATATGATAAAAAACAAAAGGTTATTACATATAGTAAAGCTGCTGAAAAACTTTATTATTATTATGTAAGTCCTTTAGAATTATTATATATAAGAGATTTTTTAATAGAAGATATTGCTGATACTATAATAAGCACTTGGAATGGATTAAAACGGAGAGAAGATTATGAAATGTCTTAATGGTTCTTGTGAGACCACGGCTGTATATCGTGGACTATGTGTGCCATGTTACAATGCCATGTGTAGGTTAGTTAGTAAGAATACCTTTACATGGGAAGAGTTAATTGAAAAAAAGCAGGCACTTCCTAAATATTGGGAAATAGAAGCCAATAAGAAGAATTTATCTATGGAGATTTCTAATGAAATGTAAATGTTATGGTTGTAATGAAAGTATATATGCTAGAGGATTATGCTGTAGATGTTATCAGGGTTTATCAAGGATTGTTAGTAAGCAAGGAACTACATGGGAAACATTAGAGGAATTAGGACTATCCGAACCTAAATCCCCTATAAAGGAAAAACAACACAAGGAACCAAAAGCGAAGAACCCTGTTGGTCGGCCTGGAAAGTTTACCGATGAAGAATTCTTATGCGCTCGACAAGAATATCGTACTAAACATCCTACGGACATGATAACTAAAGAATTCCTGCTGAGATTCTTAGATGAATATTCTAATCGTTTAACAGATCAACAAAAAGATATTCTTGATGCTAACGTCAGACAATCCCCTTCCGAAAATACTTCATCTGTGGTATAATATAAGATAGAATAGGAGATATTGTTTTATGCCATATAAAAAAGGTGAACATCCATTTGCGTCGAAAAAGCAAATGCGTTATCTTTATTCTCAAGAACCCGCAGTTGCAAAAGAGAAACATGATGCCGCCAAAAAGGCCGGCGTATCTACGATTGGCCCGCGACACAAGAAAAAGTCATTTACCAAAAAGAAGTAAATGTATCCAAATCAAGCTCTTACAGATCGGCAACGTGAAGAGGTTGTACGGCGTTGGGTCGCCGGCGAACCTGTATCTAAACTTTCTCAAGAATTCGATACTACATCTGCAACTATCCAGAAGGTTCTAAATAAAGCCAAGGCGATTCGTCCGGGTACTCCAGTTACTCCAGAGGGCTTAAATGAAATCGCACTATGTGAAGAAAGGGAACAAACATACCGTGAAAATCTCCGCTGGGCTATTGAAAGTGCTGGAGAACAGCACCGATCTGGGAAAAGACCTACAAGTTGCCCTAACAACTCTGCTTGGTATTTGTTTATTCAAGCCATTAAAGCCCCAAAGGATTTCCTTGGACGAGTGGGTCAAATAGAATCTAAAGAAGAAGATGACCCTAATAGAGAATTAAGAACTTCAACTAAACATTCCGTAGAAGAGATTGAAATGTTTTTACAAGAACTTCAACAAGAAGAGAGAAAAGAATGAAAGTAGTTATTTGCTATAATAGCCTTACCGAAGATGATGTAATTAATATTGTAGATGTTCGACAACAAATAAATTCAGTCTCAGAGGCATTGAGAAATTTAGGGCATGAGAAAGTTGAAATTCCCTGTAGTTTAGATTTAATGGCAATGAAAATGTTATTAGATTTTTATAAACCAGATTGTATTTTTAATCTTGTAGATGCTCTTTATTCTCACGATCAATTACTTACTGTTCCTGTGGCGCTATGGGACGCTCTTGGAATTCCTTATACAGGAGCAAGTCTTGAATGCTTAATGTTGTCAAGTAATAAAGTTCTTGCAAAACAATTTATGCTCGATAATAATTTTCCTACTCCAGAATGGCATGAACTCGGAGAAAAGATTTTGGACTTAGAGACTAAGGCTAAATGGATTTTAAAAAATACCTGGGATCATGGATCAAGAAATTTAGTAGATTCTGATGTTATATACGGAGATTTAATTGACGTAGATTTAGCTCTTCAAAAGCGTATTAAGCGAACAAGCAGAAAATCTTTTGCAGAAGGTTATATTGAAGGAAGGGAAGTTAGTGTTGGTGTAATTAGCTCTCCAACTGGAATTAAAATCTTGCCCCCAACGGAAGTGGATTATTCCCAGTTTCTTCGTAGTAAACCGGCTATTTTAAACTACGATTCTAAATGGATACGCAATAGTTTAGAGTATAACATTACTCCTATCAAGGCTGTTACTCACGATGATCCAATATTAGAAAAAGTAGCCGTCTTAACGGCATGTGTTTGTGATCTATTTAAACTCGACGGTTGGGGAAGAATTGATTATCGCATAGACGAAACTGGACAACCTTGGATTCTTGAGATCAATGGCAATGCCTGCCTATCTCCCGATGCCGGCTTCCAAGCCGAATTACAATTGGCTGGTTTGCCATTTGATACTGCGATCAACTGGATTTTAGGACATGCCATTAATAGGGGGAGAAATGCGAAGTCCCAGCAGAACTAAATTTGCAAATACAAAACAAAGAAAAAAGAAATTAGAACAAACCGCCGAGGTAGTCGCTAAATGCGACAATTGTGGGATTAAATTAAAACGAACCTGTCAACGTACAGCTAATTCTGCGATATGCGCGGAAGGAGTTGGAATAAGTACAAAAGTAATAGATGGAGCGCAAAGATTTTTTTGTTCTATAAATTGCCGAAAGGTATATGAAAGTCGAAACGCCATTTAATCATTTTGTACCAAAAGATTTAATAGGCAATCTTCGCTGGAGAATGGCGGTACATAAAAAGATTCTTCTTGATCCTAAGTATGCTTATGTTATTAAAAATGCTTGTTCAAAAGACCCTCTATTTTTTATAAATGGGTTTGGGTGGACTTACGACCCTCGCCGCCAACCTTCGTCAAAATTGCCTTTTATACTTTATAGTTTTCAGGAAGATGCAATACTTGATATAATTAAAGCTATTGGAGAGTATGATATTTTAATTGAAAAAAGCCGTGATATGGGAGCAAGTTGGTGTTGTATTGTAGCTATATTTTGGTGTTGGCTTGTTCGTGCAATGCAGTCGTTCTTATTTGTATCGCGTGTTGAAGATTATGTAGATAAGACAGGTAACCCAAAGGCTTTAATGTGGAAGTTTGATTATCTTCTTAATAATATTCCGTTGTGGTTGAGGCCAACGAATTACAATGAAAATACATGCCGCAGCAAATTACATATTGAAAATCCTGGAAACGGTTCTGTTGTGGATGGTGAAAGTACGACTGGAAATGTTGCACGCGGAGATAGACGTACTGCGATATTATTGGATGAATTCGCAGCCGTAGTTGATGGGCATAATGTTTTATCATCAACTCGTGATGCAACTAACTGCCGAATATTTAACTCAACTCCTTCCGGTACTAATAACGCCTTTTATGATATACGGCAAACTGATATTAAAAAATTAAGACTTCATTGGTCTCAACACCCGATAAAATCAAAGGGACTTTATACAACTGATGAACATGGCAGATTAAGGATACTTGATTCTAAAGGTTATCCAAATGACCTTTGATCCTATACTTGACGGAAAATTACGATCTCCCTGGTATGACAATGAATGCAAACGTGCTGCCGGCGCAAAAGAAATCGCTCAAGAACTTGACATTGATTATCTTGGAAGTGGTTATCAATATTTTGATGCTCAATTGGTTCAGCAAGCTATACAACGTGATGCTAGACCCCCAACTTATATCGGAGATTTAGAATATGACGACACAACAGGTGAACCAATACGATTTAGAGAAAGCGAGGGCGGCTGCCTCCACTTATGGTGTCTGCTGGACCGCGATGGTAAATGGAGTGCCGCTAACAGCCATAAAAGTGTACTTGGAATTGATGTTTCCGCAGGGACCGGGGCATCAAATTCCTGCGCAACCGCTTGGGACAATGTAACATCTGAAAAAATTCTGGAATATGTTAATCCGCGCATTCGACCTGAAGCATTTGCAAAGCAAGCAGTATCAATTGCTAAATGGTTGAATAATTCCTACATGATTTGGGAATCGTTCGGTCCAGGCCGGCAATTTGGTTCGCGGGTTATGGAACTTGAATATGGAAATATTTATTATAGAAAAAACGATGAATCTGTTTCTGGCAAAACTACAGATGTTCCCGGTTGGGCACCAACCAAAGAAACGAAACTTGTTTTGATCGGTGCATATCGAGCTGCATTAGAAAAAGGCGAATGTATAAACCGATCTAAAGAAGCATTAGAGGAAACACTTGAGTACATACATACCCAAGATGGTAGCGTGGAACACTCACGAGCAACCAATAAGAGCGATCCATCGGGTGCAAGGGCCAATCACGGCGACCGTGTTATTGCCGACGCTTTGGCCTTTAAGGGAATGCGCGAAAGAGTAAGGCGACCAGAAGCAGAACAACCAGAAATCCCAATAGGTTGTCTTGCTTGGCGCATGAAACAACGAGACTTACAGAAACAGAATCCTAATTTAGAATTGCAGGAAGGCTGGAAATAGCATGGATTCTTGGCACGAAAAAAATAAAGATAGGATAAAGGAATACAGCAAAAAATATTATCAAGAACATCGTAAGGAATGCCTCGCAAGATCAAAAGACTCTGAAGAAATTATAAATAAATTATTACAATATAAAAAACAAAGGAGTTTATAATGGCAGATTTATTGCCAGAGAAACAGTATGAAAAATTGAGAAAGAGCGTGGATTGGAGCACTCGACAGCTAGAGGGGCCCCGCAAAAATCGTGTCAAAGCAATTAAGGAATTTGTAGGTTTTCATTATGCCACCGGCGGTTTTCGTAAAAAGATGCCGGTTAATTTTCTTGCTTTGGCGGTTCATATTTATGTCCGTCAACTTGCAGCGAATTGTCCCCGTGCTTTATTTACTACTAAACGAAAAGACCTCAAGCACATTGCTTATAATTTTGAAATTGCTATTAATCAAATACCTGATGAAATTGGATTGACCGAGACATTGCGAAGGCTTGTAACTGAAGCCTTATTTTCAATGGGCATTGTTAAAGTTGGTTTATGTACAGTTGGCGAGGTGCTTGGACATAAATATGGAGAGTCGTTTGTTGATATAGTAACGATGGATGATTACTTTTGTGATATGTCGGCTAAGCATCCTGATTTCATAGATTATGAAGGAAACGATTATTGGCTTGATTTTGAAGAATTAATGGACTCAGATTTCTTACCTAAAGGCAGCAGAGATATAAAAGCTGATGACTATTCAGTAATTGGTTTGCAAGGAGAAAAACGTGCGGAAGGTATTGTTAATTCCTCCAGCGCTGATGTATATAAAGATAAGAAGTGGTTACGAGATGTTTGGCTACCGAAAGAAAAACTTTTAGTAACCTATGAAGCTAAGGGAAAGAAGCAATTAAAGGCAGTTGAATGGGAAGGGCCAGATCATGGACCGTACCACAAATTAGGATATTCAGATGTTCCTGGAAATCTTTTACCCTTAGCGCCTACATCCTTGTGGCGTGATCTTAATGAACTTGCTAATTCTCTTTATCGAAAGTTAGGAAATCAAGCTGATTCTCAAAAGACCGTGCTTGGATTTACTGGAGGAAATGAAGAAAGTGTAGAGGATTTTAAAAGAGCACAAGATGGTGACGGCATTCGCTGGGCTGGACAGCAACCTCAAGAATTGAAAGCTGGTGGTGTTGATCCAAAAACTCTTGCCTTCTTTATGCAGACCCGCGATCTTTACTCTTACTTTGCTGGAAATCTCGACACCCTTGGTGGGCTAAGCCCGCAGGCACAAACGCTTGGTCAGGAAAAGATTTTAAGTCAGGCGTCTAATTCGCAATTGAGAGATATGGCCGATAAGACCATTGCTTGTATTGAAGGCATATTTAAGACTCTTGCCTATTATGAGTGGCATGATCCAATTAAACGCAGAACTATTGAAAAACCAATTCCTGGAAGCGACCTTTCACTTACTGTCGAACTGGATCGTAAAAAGAAAAAGGAAGATTTCCAACTCTTTGACCTCGATATTGATGTGTACTCTTTGCAGGATAACTCTCCGGCAGCGCGATTACAAAAAATACGGACCATCTGGAAAGAGGACATCTTACCGGCGTCAGCATTAATTGCCCAAGATGGTGGAACTATTAATGTGCAGAAATACATAGAACTTGTTGCTAAATATTCTGATACGCATGAAATTGAGGACATTGTTCAATTTGCTGAGCCTTCTCAGATGCCAGGGGTTCACCCGCCGACACCGCAGGGCGGTTTGCCCACACAACCGCCTCCCCCTCAAGGAGGACCACAACCGGGGGCGACACCGGCAGGATCATCGGCTAATATGCAACAACTCTTGTTGGGGGGGAATCCGGGAGGCTCTTTAGGTCAATAGGATCACACCACCCGAAAAGGGTGTTGTAAGATTGATGACAATATGGTATAATTATAGTTATGCCGTTCTATTGTTATTCATCCCCTGCCGGGGAGTTATTTGAGAAATACTTCAGGATGGGGGAAGCCCCTGGCAAGATTGTTTTAGATACTGGTATTGTGGCAGAACGCGACTTCACGGCCGAACACGCTCCTCGGCAGGCAGGTAGTGGTTGGCCAATAGAGTGTCTTGGAAGTGCGGTTCTCCCATCACAAGCGCAGGACTTGAGGGACCATTTTCAAAAGGCCGGAGTCCCTACGGATGTTACAGGAGAAGGTCGGCCAGTCTATCGAGATAAACAACATCGTGAGAGAGCTTTAAAGTGTAGAGGTCTGCATGACAATTTATCTTTTAACTAGAGGAGAGTAAAATGCCCGTTTCCGAAGATTTTGTTGCCGAAATTAACGAAGCGATTGAATCTCGTGTAGATGAAAAAAAGAATTTAGAACCTGATTCCGATATAATAAATTTAACTAAACCAGTGGAGAAGGTTGTCCCCGAACCGGAATCGGAACTCGCACCTGAAGAGGAACAACAACCCGCGCCGGAATCGGAGTCCGCCTTGGAATCCGTCCGCCAACCTTCGATTAGCAATGCCGTTTTAACTGAAGCAATTCGGGCCGGGTTGACGGTTGAGGAAGCGCGAGAATTTGGTTCTGATAAGTTACTTATGCGGGCTGTAGATATGGTCCGCGCTGTTGCGGCTAAATCTCTTTCGGAGCCAGAGAAGAAGGTTGCCAAAGACCCGCTGGCTGATTTCCCTTCTCTTGATCCAGAGCAATTTGAACCTGAAGTAATTAAAGCATTTGATGCTCTAAAGGGAATTGTTAAGCAACAATATGATTCAATACAGGAATTACAATCATACCGAAGTCAAGCCAATCAAGCAAGCCAAGCAAGTGTTGCACAAGAAGTTGAAAATTGGTTTGATGGGCAAGTTGAAAAACTTGGGGAAGATTTTAATGATGTGCTCGGGAAAGGCAAATACAGCATTTTAGACAAATCTACTCCTCAATTTGCAAAGCGCGATGAACTTGCAAGTTACATGGCAATTTTAGCTAATGGTTATAAAGCTTCTGGCCGGTCGATGCCAACAAGAGAAAAAATCTTTGAGCAGGCTGCGAAAACGGTTCTTGCTGAAGAATATCAGAAAAATTATGAAAAGAAGTTATCTGCTGATTTAAGCAAGAGAGAGAAACAACATATTAACCGTCCAGGTGGACAAAAATTAAAAACTCATAAAGAACCGATTGACGAAGTAGTAGATAGGGTTAATGAGTTTATTCAAGCAAAAAAGTAAAAGATGAAAATTTGTAGTAAGTGTGGAGAGAGTAAAGAGGAGGGCGAGTTTCAGAAATGTCTTAGAAATAAAGATGGTCTGAAATATAAATGCAAACAATGTTGTGCTATCCGCGATGCGAAATACCGCGATGACAACCGTGCGATTGTTAATCGGCGTGCTCGTGACTGGGTCAAAAATAATTCCGGGCATGTTGGTGAAAATTTGAAAAGATGGCGTAATGAGAATAGGTTTAAAAAAGCTCTACAACAATCTAGGGTTGCCGCGAATGCGCGATGCCATGTGGCCTGTACTCTAACCGCTGAACAATTGGAAGCAACATTTACAGGTAAGTGCGCTCTCTGTGGAATTCTGGAAACTATGTGCAAATCTAAACTTCATCTCGATCATAACCATAGGACCGGAGCCTTCAGGGGTTGGCTTTGCCAGAAATGTAATATGATGCTTGGATTAGCAAATGATAACAAAAATATCCTTCAAGCTGCTGTTCAGTACCTTGAGGATTTGACGTAAAGGCTTATGTACTATGACCTTACAGTTTTCTGATATTGATGACGCAGTTCTTTTGACTCAGCAAGAGCTAGTTAAAAGAGGTGCATTTGTGGATTTGCAGACTGATCTATCTGACCATGTGGCTGTGAGAGAGGTCTGGAAAAATAGACAGCGTAAGTTTGAGGGCGGTAATCCGTGGGAATTTGAAATCCAAACAGACCACAATCATAGTGCTCGTGCTGTTGGATTATACGAAACTGATGGCGGTGCCATTAACGATACGATGGCTAAGGGTACAGTCCAACCTCGCCATATTAATGCGTTCTACGAATACGATCAACGGGAACCAGATTTCCAGCGCGGTGGAGTTTCTATCGTCGATTTGGTTCAGACCCGATACACCGCTATGATGGTTAGCTTGTATGAGTATCTTGAGGCTGTTCTCTGGGGCAAACCCTCAGATAGCTCCGACACCAAAACCCCTTATGGTATTGGTTATTGGGTTACCCAGTCTAATACTTCTGGATTCAATGGCCCCGATCCTGTTGGATTTACTGGCACAGGGAAAGCTGGTATCTTGGCCGCTACCTATCCTAAGCGTTGGCAAAACTGGACCGGACAATATACTGATGTTAGCAAAGAAGATTTGCTACGTAAGATGTGTTATATGGCTTTGGATATTAATTTCCGTTCTCCGGTTACTCACTCAACACCTGAGCTAGGCAACATGAAGAATGGTATTTATACTAACCGTAATACTTATATTCTACTGAAGGAATTACTCGAACAGCAAAATATGAGCCTTGGTGGCGATCTTGATAGCTACGAGGGTAAGGTTCGTTTCCAGAGTTCTCCGGTTACTTATGTGCCATATTTAAATGGCGCCTGTGCCGTGGGCACGACTTGGAATGGTTCTGTTAATCCAACGGTATCAAATTCCAATAATCCAGTTTTTATGCTGGATTGGAAATGGTTGGCTTGCGGTGTTTTGGAAGGCTGGGAAAATCAACTTACCAAGCCGTATATGGTTCCCGGACGGCATCTAGTTCGTCGCGTGGACCTCGATTGCACTTTACAGATGGTTTGCACTAACTTGCGTAGGCAGGGTGTGCTTACTACTGGTGCGTAATAAATAGTATTTTCTCCCGGAGGGATTCCTTAAACGGCCCCTCCGGGTTATGGATTTTTTATCATGGAAGGCTGGAGTTAGTAGGAAGTTTTTTGAAAGGTTAATTTAATGCCTGATTTTAGTATTAATTCTCCGTTAAAATGTGGTCCTGTATTTCCTGAATGGGTTTGGTACATTGGCGTGGATGCTATTAAAGAAGGACAAGGAGTGCAGCGCGACTCGGTTGACGTTGCTACTCCCGTTGGTGCCGCAACCGTAGCCGATGCCCGCAGATGGACCCGCGTAAAAGTTTGTGCTTCTGGCGGAATCTTCGCCGGTGTAGCCGCCGCCGATTATGCCGCTAGTCCCACTGGACAACTTATACAAATTTACGGCCCTGGAAGCGTATGCAATGTATTGACATATAATGTCACTACGGTTTTAGCCGCCAATACTGCTCTTGTTTGTAGCTATGACGCTAGTGCAACTACTGGTAGTTGGGCTGGAACATTCAAACTCAACTCTTCTTCTGGTAAGGGTAGTGCCCTTGCTTTACAGACCATTGCGGGTACTGCCGCATTCCAGAAAGTTTTAGCTTATTTGGAAACTGGCGCTACTCAAGCTTTGTGTGCGTAATCATAACCAACCTGGGTTGTTCAAGCTACAGCCTACTTTCTCTCTTCGGTAGGCTGTAGCAATTTTTAAAATTTTTATGAGTTATAAAGATTCAGAAAAAAGACGCGAGTATTGAGGAAAACAAATAATGGAAGCGGGTTTAAGTTTAGGTTATCCTGATTTCTGTGCTGAAGTCGGCTTCTTCCTTGGATATGGAAGAAAACTTACGACTGATTATACTGCTGTACAATTAGCAACAATAGATGCTAATGTACAGAGCGGTATTCGTCGTGTATATTATCCACCTGCTGTAGAAGCACAGACTTTAGGATATGAATGGAGTTGGTTACGACCTACAACTACAATGAATATTTATGGCGCAGCCGCTATCGCCGGGTCTGATGGCGCTGTTAATGGAACGGCCTTAACAGCAACGAGTGTCTCTGATTGGGTTGCTAAAGGTGTTACTTCCGGGATGGTAGTTAATATCACCAATTTAAGTGGTACGGTTGTCAATGGTACTTATGAAATTTCTAATGTAAGCGGCAACACAGTTACTCTTGCGGAAAGCATCGGAGTAGGTAATTGTAACTACTACTTTAGTATGAGTGCCGACTATGACCTCCCGGATGATTTTGGACGATTGATTGGAACTCTCCACTTCCCACCGGCCACATATTACGCCTCTATTGTGCTTGTAAGCGTTGGTAAGTTGATGCAGATGCGAACTTGGAGTGATTTCACGGGCGCGCCTACGCACGCCGCAATTCGCTACAAGCCGCGTTTGACGACACCTGAGAAACAAACCGGGCAACGCCAGGAAATCATGTTCTTTCCCACCCCGGATCAAAATTATGAATTATCTTACGAATATGAAGCTTATAATGGACCACTCACAACTACTTATCCGTACCCCCTTGGCGGAATGTATCTTTCGGAACTTTATTTAGAATCATGTTTGGCTATCGCGGAAAGCCGTATCAATGATGCACCTGGACAACATACCGAACAATTTAAGGCATTACTTATTGATGCAATTAATCGTGATATGAAACATGGCGCAAGATACTTTGGGGCTATGGGCCATAAAGAAAATATTGATCTTGAATTTAGGCGTGGGTATACGGGTACGGTATACCCAATTACGTACCACAATCAGGTAATATAATGCAAGAAACAAAAGAAGAATACGAAGCCAGAATAGCAGAACGCAAACGAGTAGACGAATTTATATCTAAGAAGTTAGCAGAGAGAAGGGCATACTTTGATAATGTGAACAAGCCACTGACAACTCAAGAACTTGCCATGCACAAGGCAAATGAAGTTAGGACGTGGTTTACACCTCCTGCAATGCAAGCTTTAGCCCATCTCTTAGGGGCACAGCCTATTGCAGATCAACCTACGCCAGACCAAAAGAAAGTTCTGCAAAATCCACAAACTAAACAGTTGCAACAACAGACTCAGGGATCGGGATTAATTCCGCCTCAGCCACAACAACAACAAGCTGCTCCAGGAGGATAATAATGCCTCAGCCTTCGCGTGGAATAGTACAAGCAGTATCAGAGAATATCGCTCCAGTAATTGCGCCGTTAGTTGTACCATTAGTTGTGCCGACAATTATTCCGGCGATTATTCCGCTAGTTGTAAGCAAAGTTAGGGTTGGACAATTTTCGTGTCCTAGTCCCGATAATTCTGGACACTATTCGGTAAGTGGTATGGGTTTTAAGCCTAAATTACTGCGTTTTACCTGTGCTGCTAAACAAGATAATGTTTCCACGAGTCTTGGACACGCTGACGAAAGCGGCAATCAAGTGTATGCGTCCTACGGAGTAGTTCAGGATATTGGAGCGGATCATTGTATTCGTATATCTGTTGCCGATGGAGATAGCCCTCCCGTAACTGCAAATTTTGTTTCAATGGATGATGACGGATTTACTCTTGACTTTCAAGACTGTGACGAAACTTATTACATTAACTACGAAGCAATAGGATAACAAATGGCATACGCAACAAATACTTCAGGTCGTGCCGGTTCATGGACAGCTACGGGGACAAGTTCAATAATTGTTCCCGCTAACGCTTATCGGGATCACTTGTTTCTGCAATATGAGATTACACAACCCGGAGGAGTTCAGGTTGCTCTTGGATTTGGAGAGGACGCCGTTGCTGGCCAAGGGGCACAATTTTATACTGGCGGTTCTATCTTAACTATTCATGGTCCTGAAGCCCGTAAGGCAATCTATGGCCTTGCAAGTGGCGGAACCGGAACTGGTTATTTCCAAACTGGCGAAGTAATTGCTTTTACCTATTAGGGGTACATATAATGGCTAGAAAAGGCTCATGGTCGCTTACTGACGGAAATAGCACTCTTATTGTGCCCGCCGATCCCTATAGGGATTCGTTGTTTATTCAACATTCAATCAATAGCTCTACTCAAGTTGCCCTTGGACTTGGAGAAGATGCCGTAGCTGGTAAAGGAGTACAGTTATTTACAGGTGGAAGTCCTGTAGCAATCGAAGGGGCAGATGCCAGGAAGGCAATATATGCAATCGGAAATGGGGGACAAGGTACTTGGCAACAGGGCGGTCTTATCGTGTACACCTATTAGGGGGATATAATG